TTCATATTCATTACCAGTCCTCTTGGGTGGTCCATTCCACCCATGAAGCTTGGTAGTTCAGGTACTATACGTCCAGAATTAACTCTATCTCTAATGATAGGAGTTCTCTGGATCATTTTATCGCACATGTCGTAGACCCTACATTTGTAGGCATTCCACGATTCGTGTCGCATGTTCCTAAGGTAACCCTTCAGTAGCCCAAAATTTGAGACTATTGCTTGGCTATCTGGTTCGCCGCTTATCAAGCTCAGACATCTGGGCTTGATTTGATCGACAAATCTAAACTTCTTCCTGTTGTTTATGGTTGCAATTACAGCCATTTCTTCAGTGAAGGTCATAAACCTCCGAGAGACATACCATGTTCTCTCGGAAGGTTCCATTTCGAGTACTCGGTACCACAATTTGTAATACCGACCTAATTCTTCAGTGCTTATTGCGGCGACATCGTCACCGGATTGAACACTGTAGAGATCTTCTTTAACCACGTGTGAGTCCAGGAATTCCTGGATCTCACGGTGGTTAATCTCAATATACCTATCAACATCATTGTTGGTAGGATGGTGTGGGAGGGTAAGAAACCCTCCCACACTAGCTCTAGCTAGTGAGCGGACAACGTAGGACAGTACATTTAGTACGATTCCTGCGAGTGATTCGCCCATCATGTATCCTCTTACATGGTCATAGATAATTTTATCTTTGTCCATGAAGATTCTCTTGGATAGGCCCAGAGACACTGCTAATTTAACAAGGTCTTTGGCTATTCCATTTTCCATCACATCAACAATTGACTCGAGAAGTTCTCGCGCTATTGTCGTGTGTACATAGTCCGTGGCTGATGTCAGATCTACTGAAGTCAACCATGGTTCTTTTACATTTTCCCATTTGAAGTTAACGATTGTATCGTATAGCTTCACTCGGGATTTAAGTCCTACCTGCACGGTCTTTCTCGTATAGAGGAATCTATCCAAGATGTGCCGTGCAAGATGTCCAAGAATTGATACCGCCAACGATGTGATGGTGATAACTCTTGTCTTTAATCCTTCTTCAGGTAAAGCGCTAATTCTAGCACTTATCTGAAGGTCGCTATGAGAGAATCTTGGTCTGGTATATCCCAGACCATAGATGATCTCATCATCTATTGTCAATGTTCCGATCTCAGCTCCTCTGATTTCGTATATTGACCACATGATACCAAGGTATCCTAACCTTTCATCTGACGGGTCGGTCCCAGGGTTATCTATTCCCGGAAAGGCGACTTCGCTTAGAGTTTTATCTAAGTCATAGTCTTCCTTTCTTATTGCTAATGTACCCAACATATCGTAGAGATCATTCTCTATGGTATGTGGGAACTTTAAATCTCGAAGGGTCCTCATACAAAATGGTATGAGTTCACCTTTGAGTTCACCAGCCTTACCACCCATTCTCCGAGTATATTCGAGGGATGAGTGGTTAGTTGCAGAGAAGTGTGTGCCTGTTGGCGCTTTGCCATCAAATCCCATACTTCTCACTCCGGATGTAAAGACCTTAGTGAAGTGGAATGTCCACTTTCTATCGGTCCTTATAATTTTCTTAAACTTTTCCACCGCCTCCAGTTGTTGTTCAGCTGGTGGTGGTGGAAGAGTCCTTCCTAAATTGCCGATGTGGGTCGCTCGACCCACTGTTGCTCCACCCCAATTGGGGTGTAGCACATCGACAGTTGATTTAAGTAGGATTATTGGTGGAATCTGTTGATTCCCCCAGTAGTCCTGTACCTCATGGATCCACTGTTCAGACTTACCTAGTAGTCTGAACTTATGTTTCCAGTGTTTAACCATTTTGGAGTATCCAAAGTGATCGTTGTTTAACTGTTCCTCGTTCCCACTTAGAATTCTACGTGTGAGCCGTGACCAGGTTTTAATCATGTCAAGCATTTGGTATTCGCCCATTG